CTAATAGTCGTAGTAAAATACTTCCCTTCCAATGGAGCACCTGACCGTATAGCAGTCTCATTCCATTCAACCCATTCCGTTAGAAAACGCATGGGTAACCAAGAAGTAAGTTGCCGAAAGTACCAGGTACGTTCATATGCTTGGTAAACTTCATCAAATCGATCGTGTTCTTCTGCGGTGCGTAACCACTCTGGTAAGAAATGATAGTCATTAAATCCAAATTGGTTGTCAAATGATTTGCACTCCTTACAAGTGCTACAAATGTCACAAAGGCAGGCAAACTTGCCATGCTCACAACACTTCTGTTCAAAGACATTGGCATTATTAGAAACCAATTGCTTCTGAATTACAAAATGCTTTTGTGATGCTACACTCATCAACTGGAGAAAATCATTTAACGAACATTTTGAGTAATCAACGCCAGTGTTATCAGTATACACAGCGTATCCTATTTCATCAGTTGCGCGCGGATCAGCTGCACCTATCGGTACAACACGTTCCACACACAACTCCCAAATGTCGGTAATAGCTCTATTAAGTGGAACTTTAGAAGGATCTACCATATGTGATCCATCAAAACGATATTCGGGTTTAACTGAAACAGTAACGGTAAAATCAAAACGACGCGCAATCGAAACTGGCTCGTTAGAATAATACTTTGCATCTAACCCTTTGACATTGGTTGTACCCATCACAAACTTAGGTTTAATGGAAACCTTGCCTTTCTTATCAGCTTCAGGGTTTAACGCACTCTTAATAATATTGTTAATAAAATCGATAACTACTGTTGTAGGATTACCTTCAGTAGTATCTTTAGTAGCATTAGCTAAATCATCCAATATCACAGTATCGTGCAAAGTCTTAAACTCAGACTGGAATTTATCATTACCATTCAAAGTAACAACATGCTCCATGCCACCAGGAAGATCATTTTTCATTCTCAACCAGTGTATAGTTGTGTTAGTTAACATTGACTTTCCAACACCAGATTTACCAAAGAACAAAATAGAAAATGGTTTCTCACGAATACCACCTTGTTGTTGACACATTATAAGCTGTGTTCGCAACTTGTTCAATTGCAATAATTTACTAGATAAAATGTTTCTAGCAAATTTATCTTGTGTTTCAGTAATCATTTGTTGAGTTTTCAATGTAATAGCTTCTAAACGCGTATCGAAATCGTGTTCATTAGTATTCAGATTCTCCAAACGTCCAGTTTCCAATAATGGAAGAGCTGACATCAATAAGGCATACTCCTT